TTTCTTTTATATAAAATAATCATCGTCAAAATTTACATTAAAAATTTCTAAATCGTCTTTTTGTTTTGGGTTTTCGATTTCTGTGCTTGTACTCGGCCGGACCAAGCCCAATTTTTGATTACCCTTACCACCTCTAATTTCCACCATAGGAGGATTTTCTTCTTTAGAATATTCATATATTTTATTACAAAGTTCGACAAAAGCATTAGAGGCTTGATCAGCGGTATAACCAAATTGAGCAAATTTTGTAATCATATC